ACCCATACCGCTTTGCTATCGACGTCAGCCGCCCATTGTGCAACTCGGTTGCCCGCCGGATCAGCCAAGACGTTCATTCGCGAATAGTTCCCGCTGGATGGAGCATTCGTTGGGACTGAGTTCTCCCAGTAAAATGCACCCTCTATCAAGAAGTCGTCGAGATCGTCGGCGCTAGTCAGCAGGACACGGTTACGGGTGCCACGCGACTTCAGTATTTTATGGCACACAGCCCTCGAAAGTGAGTTGCCGGCTACAAACTCCTGCGCCCCAAATGGGAAGTTTGTATCAAAAATCCTCGGAGGCCCGATTACTGCTGGAGACCAGTTGTTAACGTTGTAGCCTGTTTGCGGGTCAAGATACATCATCGGCACGTCGCCGGGCTGCGTCCAAGTTCCAAGCTCCACATCGGTGAAATGGACTTCGCGCATCTGCGCGCCCATCATGCGGATGTGGCCATTGCTCTGCATGGCAGAGTGGGTGAATGTCGTCCCCAAAAACGACATCTTCCGGATGTTGTCGAGGATGACCTGAATATCTGAGGCAAAGTTTCCGCCCGTCGGGTTCGACCCGTGGATTTTACAGGCGAGGTAGTTTACAGCCCCGGATGAGTCCGAGATCACGAACTGCGGTGCCCCGCTCTGGTTTGACGAGTGCGAAAACTCCCACCGGCAATCCGTAAAGTCGGTGTCATTGAACCCCAAAGCCGATGTACTTTCCCGAGCGATGGTCTCCTCGTAGACGGTGTTGTGGCCGATGCCCGGCATAAACCAGTCCGTCACAGCATCTCGCGCCGGATCGATTAGCGTCAGCGAGGTGTAACCATCCGTGTCGTCCCCACTCCCCACAGCCGCGATCCGGCTGGAAAACATGTCGTTAGCTGACAGTTCCGTCGATCCTGCCTTCGCGATGGAGATAAGATGCCCGACCATGTCGTCAGCGCTGCCAAACAGAACGGCATCAGACAGCGTAATAGTCTCAGAGCCGGCGGAAGTCGTTGCCTTGACAGGACAGAAAGAGCCCGGCAGAAGGCTTGCTGACGCTGTTCCAGTGACGCCGCCTGGTAACGTCATGGTGGCTGTAGAGACACCATCCGATCCCACAGTGGCGATGGTAAGCCGCGTTGTCCGGACAAAACCCGACCATTGCGCAGCGCCCTGAATTATGAACTCCTTTCCGACGTGCGACGTGTTGAAGAACGGCACCTCATCCCCGATAGCATACCCGTCAGTTGCGGAGATCGCTTTGGCAACAACGGTTACGGTCGATCCGCTTGTGGAGATGTCGAACCGCACGTAACTCGGTGGCCAACCGGGCGGGTAGCCCATGATTGCGCCGCCTTCAACCGGTTGAAGCCCGCATGTTTCGAAGTGCTCATCTCGATGCTTTGAATTATAGCTCCCGTTGATCACCTGTCCATGATTGGAGAACCACACGGCGTGCATGTCGCTGGTGAATGCGTCAAGCTCGTTATGCAGGTACTCAGCAATCGGGTCTTTCCCGATGATTCGCGTCCCGAACATCAGGAAACCGCGACGTGAGAACGCGGCTGGCCCGCCTCCGGCTGCGCTGGCGATCATCGGGAAAAGTATCGACGGCGAGGGCTGGCCGGCCCATGGCCCATAGTCTCTCTGATTGCCATTGGCCGTGTTTCTGACGGCCGAAATATAGTCGCTGCGAATTTGCACTCGCGAAACATCTCGACCCGGTCCTATGACCTGAATATGCTTGCCTTTGCCTAGGTCTGTCTGATCCCACCAACTTTCCTGAAAATCATCGGAGAAAAACTCGTCTTTCATGCCCACGACACCAACCGGTAGACGAATAATCGCACCGCCGCGAGCCGTAGCTTTGGTATAAGCCATCGCGTCATCACCGGCAGCATGGACAGCCGCAAGCACGTGGTCTCCGTCCTGAGCGTCGATGTCACCTGCCTCTATTGCCTCCGCCGAGACAACATCGACATTCTTGACATAATCCAGCACGTCGAACTGGCCACGCTGGCGAGGACTCCAGAACGCCTTCACATCACCATCGTCATCAACACCCAACACTGTCGCAAGGCCGGACGTAGAGACCGATTTGGCGGTCAAGGCGCCGTCAACAAGCTCACTTACCGCCTGCTTCCCCGTATTCCCACCTGCGTCGTTACCAATGATGGTGGCGACGGCGAGAGTAGGAAGATCTTCGATCGTGATTAATGGCGCGTCGCTCATGATCAGGCCTGTGCGGTAAATTGCGCGGCAAGGTTCGTCATGCCGTCGAGCAGATAGGTCGCGGCCAACCGGTAGCGGTCGGCGTTGATAAAGGCGGGGTTGGCTTGCGCGGGCGCGATCCCCTGTTGGTAGATATGCATATCCCTGTCCGTCGTGCCGGGGTCGCTGGACGCGTAGGTGCGAAGCGGCTGCAGTGCCTTCGTTCGGGGCGTTCGCGCAAGATTGTAAGTCAGCGAAAGATCACATCGCGCAAGGTTCGCATTCGTTGCCTGATAGTTCGTCCCCTCGATCACGGCATCGACGAACAATCGATCCTTGTTCGCAAGGTTCACGATTGTCGGAACATTCGCGCCGTTCGTCACGACTTTGCAAAAGAATGCATCGTCGAATGTGCTGTCGAAAGCAGCGGATGCCTCTGCCGCCGATGCCGGGTTGTAGTCCGTATCCGCAAGATCGTTCAACACGAAGCCGTCGGATGGCGTCCAGCGCAGGTGGTAGGTCTTGTTCGCCGCTGTCGCAAAATCCTCCTGCACGGTCGTCACGTTGAAAATGCCGCGATGCAGGAAGTCATAGCCCGCCGGGACGCGAACCTGCCCCGCAGAAGGCGAGATGACAGGGATCCTGCCATCGGCCGTCAACACTTCCGGAAAGATCGGCAATCGCCCGCGCGCCGCCGCCATCGTCACGAAGGTGGACGTGTCGCCGGCGCCGGTAATCTGCGAGATGATTTCCCGGATCGCCTGCTCCAGCTGCGTCAGGTCCGCTCCGGAGGGCGTAAGGCCTGCCGCGGTGATGACGGCAACGATCTCGCGCTGCGTGTGCTCGACGGCAGCCCCCGGTACGGCCGAGCCTTTGGTTGCGCCGGGCGTGTTGCGATCGACATAGGATGCATTCGGGTCTGCGCTACCGAAAGGCGCAAGATATCTCATGTTGGACCTCTTCAGGCGTTAGAGCTTTTCCAGCCAGAGCGGGATCGCTTCATCTTCGGACAGTTCTGCAAAAACAACGGGATAGAGCGATCAACTATCGAGCAAGATGAGGATGGGGTTGCCGTACCCATCGGAAATCGCGTTTCCGGCGCCGTCGCCGAGAACGCCATAGTTGATCCACGGTTGAAGCACAGGCAGCGTCCAGGCGGGCGCCAGGCTCCGCAGCAGGCAGAGAATCTGCTCCGCGACGCCGAGGTCGAAGAGCGGGTCGTGTCCGCACTCCGAAACACCGCATTCGAAATAGCTGACGGCGGCGTCCCTGACGCGGACGATCCAGTAACATTCCTCGCGCACGTCGCCCGTTTCGTGCCGGCCGCCGCATTCGGAAAAACCGCACTCGAAAATCGCCGGCTCTTCGATCTCGATCTCGAAGCCAAGCTCGGCTGCGACGCGGATGAAATCCTCCGGATGCGAAACCGCAGTCCCGCGCACCTTGCGGGCCAGCGCCGCAAGCCGCTGCGTCGTCGTCTGGTCGCCGGGAAAGCATCCGTCGGGCAGGCCGTAGTCCTGCTCCCATTCGTCCAGCAGGTCTGCCGCGCCGCTCGGACTTGCCTCCAGCGTAAGGCGATAGGCCCGCGCATAGAGCCGGGCAAAATCATCAACGAGAACACGGGTAAGCCGACCGAGCATCGAACCGGGAGACATCGCCTCGCCGTCCGGCGTCCCCCATGCCGCACCAGTCGGCCAAAGCGTTTGCGCCGCGGTGACCAGGTCGTCGTTCGATGGCGCCGAAAGCGCATCCCACGGCACAGCCGAAGGCGCGATCACTTCCACGGTGTAACCACGGGTAATCGTGTGATGCCAGGGACTACGCATAGGTGATCTCGCCGAGCACAGGATAGTCGCCCCCCGTCAACAGCAGATCGCCGGCGGGCTCGACAAGCACATGGCTCTCTTCTCCGATCACGCCGGAAATCGCCTCTGTAATCCAGGACCTGGACAGCCAGAATGGCGCCGACGCCACCCCCGGGCGGCCACGGGAAAACAACATGTCCGCAAGCGCTGCGGCGATCCGTGTCCGCACTTCGCTGGTGTCGCTCGCAAGTCCCGAGATCGTGATGTCGATCAGGCGCGCAACTGGAGCGGCGGCGACGCTGTCGTCCACCCGGATCATCCGCGTCGCCTCGATCGCCGCCTGCACGACAGTGACATCGCCTTCCGTAGGAATGCGCCCCGGCCGCCCGTCGAAGAGGAACAGGACCACCAGGAACGACGGATTGCTGTGTCCGCGAAAAGCCCACGCCTTGACGACGCCGGGCACCGCAAGTGCCGCGCGCTCGTAGTCCGCAAGCGTGCCGGCGCCAGGCGGGTTGCGCTTGCGCTGCAGTCCGCGCGCCTTGAGGGCCTCGTAGCTCTCCCGGTCGGCGCCGCCGCCGAGGCCCGCGTCTCCGACGATCCATTGCGAACCGAGTGTGGGATAGAGGATCGGATCAGCCAGTGTCAGCAAGCCGCCTGCATCTCTGTTCGTCGCCACCCCCTTGCTGTCGGATGCAACGGCAAACGTGATCTCGCCGAGCGGTGAAGCGAAAGCGGACGCCGTCGACTGATAGACGACATTGCCGGACGTAAACCGCACGCCGGCCGGATAGCTCGCATTGGCCGCCCCGGTCCCGCTCACGAAGCCGGACGCAGCAGACGCGGACTTCTGGTAGATGCCGACATCAGCACAATGGCGCACAACCCACGCGCCCGTCGCCGTCGACAGAAACATCTGCCGGGCAAGATATTTCATTCGAAGCTCGAACTCGTGGCTAAGCGCCGCGATCACCTTGCCAATGACGGTGATCGTGTTGTTGGCAAGCGCAGAGTCGGTCCCGGACATGTAGGTCCTAAACGCGCCGCGCACCCGCGCCGATAGGTCATCGAGCGAGCGGGGTAGCCACGCCATCGATCTGCCTCCAGAGGATTTCGAATGTCTGTTGATAGGCCTGCCCGCCGTCGCGCCCGGTGAGCGTCACGGTCAGGTCAAGCCGGTTCTTTGCGCGGTCGGCGATCGCGGAGGCCTCGACCCGCACCGCCGCGCCCTGGTCGATCAGCGTTTGCAGCGCCTCGCGCGCATAGGTCTCGGCCTGCGTTTCGATCCCCTCGAAAAGCCCCGAGCGGCGAAGCAGCCAGAGTTTCGAGCCGATCGGCGTCTCGTGCGGACCGTTGTCGAATGTGTCGCCGACCCATCCGCGGTTCGCCTCGCCGTCGCTGAGCTCGTGGTCCTCGACGCGCCGGTCCGTCATCAGGCAGATGAAGACCTGCGTTGCCAGCCCCTGCTCGGCGCGCAAGTCGCCGGGCGCCGTCGGGTGGTCGAGTGCGTTGACCGCGAAATCCCCCGCATGCCCGTCCCACACCAGGTCGGGCGCGCGATAGTCCTCGCCGCCCTCGTCGAGCGGCACGATTTTCAGCATGACGCTTCGCCTCAGTGCGAGTGGTTGGCCGTGTTGCCGCCCTGGTCGATGATCGATCCGGAGGCTGTGATGTTGCCGTTGACATGCAGATTGCCGGTGATCGTCAGGTTGCCGGCCCAGACCGTGTTTCCGGAAATCTCGATCTGGTTGCCGACCAGCTTGATGATGTTGCCGCTCGCGTCATAGAGCGCCGTCGCGCCAGCCGGCAGGCCGGTCGGCCGCTTCTCCGGATGCTCGCCGCCGAACACATAGGCCTCGTCCGACTGGGCGTTCGGCGAAAGGATCAGCCCCTTGCTGCCCTTGATCGGCTGCGAGGCAAAGCCGTGCGGCTCCGGCCGGTGCACACGCGTAAAGCCCTGCCCATACGCGCCGCGCCCGTTGACGAACTGCTGCCCGCCCTCTTCTGCGATCGTCCCGTCGAACTCGAAGCGCCGCCCACTCATTCCTGTTCCCACTCCGCCGAGATGTTGCCCGGCGCCGCATAGGCATCGGATGTGCTGCCCCGCGGGTTCTCCCCGCCGGCCGAGCGAGGATCCGCAAGCGAGATCGTCGCGGTCGTGCCGTCCTCGCCCTCGCCCGTCTGCTGGAGGTTGACGGTCTTGATCAGCATCATGCCGTCGATCCCGATCCACGGGTCGTAGACCGGCACGAGGAAGTTCGGCGTCCAGATCAGGCCACTGGTGATCTGCTCGCGCCAGCCCGAAACGGTGGCTTCGGCCGTGGCCGCCCCGCCGGCAGAGTATTTGGCGTGCCACTCCGCCCGCTTCTTCATTCGGTCGATCGTCGATTCGCCCTCATGCGGGATGACGATCGGACGGGTGCGCGAAACGCTGCCATCGCTGGCCACGGCCTGTCCGCGCAGCTGCTGCGCATCGACGCCCTCGGTCGCCTGCCCGCGCACATGGACCTTCGAATAGCGCCCCTGCTCGCTGAAAGCGGCCGAGGCCGAGCGGATGTTGCGCCCGAAGATCAGCCCGCCGCCATGCGTGCCCGCCGGCTTCGTCGCGATCTTCAGCTTGCCCTCTGCTGTGTCGTGGATCAGTATCCCCCGGCCCCGTGCCCGCCGCTCGATCGTGCCGAACTGGCTTTCCCCTTCCCGCAGCCGGTGCAGCGGCTCGACAGGCAGGCCGCCGTCATCCTCGACGCCGAGACCGAGATGGTCGAATTCCCGCGCAATGTCCGCCAGGCTCTTGTTGCGCACCTCGCCCGTCGGGTGGATGACCGAGCATTCGGTCGCGTCCACGGTCTTCGAGACCATCGTGACGGAGATCGCGCGCGTCTCGGCATCGTGGCTCGGCCGCACATCCCGCACGAAGCCGGTCAGCAAAAGGTCGGAACCGGCATAGATGCGCACCTCTTGGCCGGGCGCCACGGGCAGCCCGGAGCCAACAGGACTGATTTCCGCCGTCGCCGTCCGCACGGCCTCGTCGGCCGACATCGACATCGAGAAGCTCTTTATCAATGGCAGCCCGTCGATCCGGATAAGTTCGAACACGAGCTATTTCCCCAAGGCGTCGAACGCCGCCGGCATCAGCATGGGCGTCGAGGCGCCTGCCACGTCGACGAGACCGTCCGCCCGCTTCGCATCGCCATAGAGCTGGTGCGCCAGCACCGTCGAGGGCAGTGAAAGCCCGGATGAAACCCGGACCATCGGCGCCGAGGTTGCCGCGATTTCCGAAACCAGGCGCACGGCCTTGTCATTCAGCGTGCGCAGCCAGCCATAAAGATCAGGCCCGAGCGGTCCCGCAACGGCAAATGCCGTATCGCCGGCATCGCGAAGCCGTATCCGGGCGGCGCGTGCCGCAGGCCGGCTCGGCCAGGTGACCCGGCCCGCCATCAGCGCAAGCCCGATCGACAGCAGCACCGTGACGGCACCCTCTGTTTCCGCGTCGAGCCCGGCCGCCCCCGAAAACGCCGCAAAGGCCTCCTCCGTCCGCCCGTTCTCCGCCACGATCCGCGTCAGGTCGACCATCTCCGCCGCGAAGGCAGGCGCCGAAAGCGATGCCGCAGCATCAAGCCGGGCCGCAACCGTCGCCGCATCATCCGCGCCGGAAGTGGACTCGGTCGAAATGACCGCGCCGGCAATCGCCCGCAGCCAGGCAACAACGGCCACCTTGTCCGCCGCCATCAGAAGAGCCCGCCAAAGGCGGTTGTCGCCGCCGCAAGCCCGGAAGCAAAGGCCGCCGCGACATCGCCGAGCGAAAGCCCGGCCGCAATCGCGGTTCCCGGAAGTGCCGCGCGCAGATCGATGGCGATATAGCCGTTCTTGTCCTTCGAGCGCGCCCGTCGCCATTCGAGCACATGCACCGTCTTGCCGCCGTCGATCGGCAGGATGGCAAGGCGCGGCCCCGGCGCGTCGAGAACGGCGACCAGCCTGTTGGCCCGGCTGTCGGCAGCATCGCCGGTGACATAGGCCGTGACGTCGAACATGGACGTCCGGCGCCCCTGGTCCTCGATCAGCGAGGTTTCGCCGCCGGCGAATTCATGGATCGCCGCACGGCGACCGCCGGATAGCTCGTCGCTGTCGACATAGAACGGCACACCGTCGATCGAGGCCGGCAGCAGCGTCTTTGCCCAGTCGCGCATCAGAAGCCCCCGCCACCATTCAACTGTCCGGTCGTCACCGTCTTGTTCTTGCCGGTATCGGCATTGACCGTCGTCAGCCCGGCACTCGCAGCCGCGGCCTTCAGCTGTCCGACGGCGCCTTGAATGGCCGATGAGATGGCCGGCCCGATGGCAGCCCCGATCGCCGCGCCGATTGCCGCCGCCTGCCCCTGCATCGTCCCGGCCGCTTCCGAGCCGAGCGCCGATCCCGCCGCCTGCGCCTCTGCCGAGATCTTCTCGGCCGCAGCACTGCCCATCGCCTCGCCACCGGCGCGCATGTCGTCGGACTTGAAGAGATCGCCGATCGCTTCGAATGCCCGCGTCGGCGTCCAGGGCTCCATCCCGGCAGACCGCTCGGCATAGGAACGGCGATCCGGCGTCGAGGCGCGCTCGATCGGCGAGACACGGTCATCCTTGTCCTTGCCCGGAAAGAAGTTCTCCGCCCGTCGCTCTTCGTCGAGCCAGGGCCGCCCGGATCCTCCACGGTCGAGTTCGTCAAGACGCCGCAAAACCTGTTGCAAGTCGGCGTCGCGCTCGGCCTCCGGCCCACGGATCGGCCGCGCCAGGCGTCCCTCGATGCTGTTCGCATAGGCGATCTCGCCGCGCCGCGCGAGCATGGCCCGCGTCATGGCGTCGCCTCTTGGCAGGGAGGGCACGCTCATCACCTTCGGCCGGGCCTCCGGCGTCGGCAGGCCGGCAAGCCGCGCCCGTTCGGCAACATCCTTGCCAAGCAGATCGACGGCTTCCGCCCCGTTGCGCGCGACTTCGGCCTCCCGGTCGGGACGGGCCACCGGCGTCGGTATTGCGCCGGTCCCGCCGCCCGGAAATTCCTTCTCCGGCTTCCATCCGTCCGGCAGGCGCGGACCGTGCTCGTATTTCGCGCGAAGCGCGGGATCGTTGAACCCGCCCTCGATCGCGAGGCGATCCTGTTCCGACTGGCTCAATCCAACCTGGTGCCACTGACTTTCGAGATAGCCCATGCCCCGGCTCTTCAGCGCCCGGTCGATGGCATCCTGCCGGTCCGTCGCCTGCACGACCGCGTCGATGGCCGGGATTGCGGCAATGGAAACAGTCTTGCCGAACCGCAACATCAACTGGTCCCAGCTCTCGCTCATCCGGTCGATGCTGGCCTGACTGTCCTTTGTGATCCGCTCAAGGTCCCGGAAGACGGTTCCGTCGACGGTGCTGGAATTCACCGCCTTGATGAACTTCTCGTAGCTGTCGGCGCTGGTCATCAGCGACTGCATGCCAAGACGAAATTCCTTGTCCGTGAACAGCAGAGGCAGTTTGGTCAGATCACCCTTGATCGCTTCCTTCGACAGTCGAACGAATGCTGAAATCGCATCTTCCCCGGACTGGGTCGCGGCATCCATCTCCTTGCGGATATCGATGCCCATCTTTTTGAATTTATTCGCTGTTTCGCTTGCGTAGATTTTGCCGAATATCTCGCCAGCTTGGGTTGCCGCTGAGGATGCAGAGCCGGTATCCTCCCGTATCGTCTGTAAAAGTGCGATCAACGACTTCAGACCGTCCTGCCCGGAATAGCCGAGCGAGGCGAAGGAGTTGGCAAGCTCCGGGATATGGATTGCCATGTCCTTCAACTCGAACTGGCCGGCCTTGCCGCCGGCCACCATGACGTCGAAGGCCTTCTGCATCTCGCCGGCTTCGATCTTGAGGGCCGAGGCCGCCTTGATCGCTGTATTCGCGATATCGGTCGTCGCCGATCCCGAGGCCTGCGCCGTCGCCATGACGGAAGGCAGGAAATCCATCGCCTCCTTCAGCGACAGGCCGGAGGCGACGAGCGTGTCGACGGCCGAAACCGCCTCGTCCATCGGCATCGCCATGTCCTTGGCGACCTTCTGCATGCGCAGCATGGCCGCTTCCGTTTCCGCGGCGCTGGCGTCGGCCGTGATGCCGATCCGGTTCATCTGCCGCTCGACGCTGGCAAATTCCTTGACCGCGCTGGTCGTCATCATCGCGACGGCCGCTGGCGCCATATAGCGCGCCATCGCCGCATAGGCCGCAGCCGTGCTCTGGGCAAACAGCCCGTTCTGCCGGTTGAACATGGCGGCCTGCCTGTTGACCTGCGCCAACTTGTTGCCGACCTGCTTGAGCACTGCCCCCGTCTTGTCGACGGCAGTGATCTTCATCCTGGCTTCGACTTCGCGCGTCATCGGTCATGCTCCACGAAAGCGGCCGCGCGGTCGGTCCAATGCCGGAACATCGCCGGCGTCATGGCCTGCACGGTCAGGGGGTCCCAGCGGAGCCGGAAGACGAGAGCGTCGGCTGTGCGGAGGATGTCTCCGCTGCCCGAAAAAAACCGAGCACCGCATCCTTCACGGCAAGAGCGTCAAGGGTGCCGAGCCGACCAAGAGATTCCGCGCCGGGGTTAACCGCGAGCACCTGCACATAGGAATCGACGACCTCCGGCAAGGTGATCAGCACCGCCGTACCATTCGGCCCCGGCTGCCACATCTGCGGCTCCCCGCGGCCTTCGATGAAGATCTCCTTATAGGTCGGCTCGCGCAGTTCGACGGAGCTGAAACGACCTTCGGCTCCATCGTAGGAGCGCGAGAATGGCACGATCTTGTTTGCCATCGTCTCAGCCCTCGGTCCTCTTGTACTCTTCGGCCGCGATCGACAGCCCCGTCACCTCGCCGGTGATCCGGTTGACCTGCGGATCGCCCACGAGGAAAGAACGGTTGAAGAAGTGCGTGACGTCGGTCGTGTCCTCAATGAAGGTCACGTTGAAACGATCAGCTTTCATCAAGCGGTCATAGTTGAGGCCGCGATCGGAGAAGGTAATTTCCACCCGGCGCGCTTGCGGGGTGGATGTCCGATCGACGCTGCCGTCCTGGTTCGTGACCGGCTCGACGGAGACACCGGACGGGTTCATGTTAAACGTTCCACGCAGCGAGATCAGTTCGCCGGTGGAAAACCGAACGCGGATGATCCCGCCAAAATCCTTCTTACCCATGGGGTCTTATCCTTTCCCGAAAGGAGGATCAGGCGGCTGTCGCGCTGATCTGGCTGTTGGCGATGGCAAGGCCGGCGAAGATGTCCATCGCGTTGACGAAGTCGAGCGGCAGCTCGATGTTGACCCGGTTCGGGTTTTCGCCGTCCCGCGTCACCGTCAGCGCGCTGATCGCCGCGTCCGCATTCTCCAGCACGCCGGTCATTTCGATGTAGCTGTGCACCAGCGTCGCCTTGATATCCTTCGGCGTCGTCAGCGCATCGAGGTTGGCCGGATTATCATTGGCCAGGCCCTTGTTCGAATGCTCGGCGGCGAGGTCGGCGCGGAACTTCTTCAGCGCGTACATCAGCTGGTAGGGCCGCTGCACGTCGCGAAACGTCGTGTCCGGTGCGCCGTTCGTCGTCTGCTGCTGCGTGATCAGCTTGTCGATCATCACATTGCCGACACGGTCGACCTTCCAGGTCGAGACGCCGTTCTTGAGGAAGGCATCCCGCGTGGCATAGTCGGGCCAGTAGGCGCGGTCCCGCGGCGCCGTGACGCCCTCGACGATGAGGCCGGTCTGGTTGCGCGAGACGTCGCCGTTCGCACCGCCGCCGAACCAGGCCGCGACGCGCGAGACGACAGCGGCGACGAACTCGTAATCCGGCTCCGCATTGCCGCCGGACGAAAACCGCGGGATCAACGTGATGTGCCAGTCGTCCTGTGCCTGCCCCGCCGTCGTCAGGTCCGAACCGGTCTCCGTCTTCGGATAGAAGAAGTGCCCGTAGAGCTGCTGCAGGTAGGACCAGCGGCCGGACACGTTCCCCAGGAAGGTCTTCACCGTCGTCAGATTGGCCGTGTCGCCGAAGGCGGAAATCATCGTTTCGAAGGGGGCGTCGCCCATCGACGCGAGCACGTCGTCGATATCAGGCGTGCCGGTGCCCGGCGTCGTTGTCGCGATCGTCAGGTTGTCCGTGAAGGCGTTCACGCCCTCGGTCACCGGCACGAAGATGTCGATGCCGGTCGCAAACGCTCCGGCATGCCGCGCCGTCAGTGTCACGACATCGTCGAGAACGGCCGAGGTGAAGGGCAGCGACAGCTTCGTCAGCCGGTCATAGAAGGTGTTGATCGCCGCGTTGATCAATGCGGCGACGGCGGCCGCCGTGGCCCCGGCCGCGATGTCGATCGCAATCCTACGGCCCGCGATCAGGATGACGCCCTGCCCGCCGGCGGCCGGAACGGTGTCGACGGTGATTGTGCGCACCTCGGCCGTCCCAGCCGCCGCAACATGGCCGACCCAGATTTCCTGCGACGGAGCATTGGCGCGCGACTTGAGGAACATGCTTTCGAGCATCGAGCCCTGTCCGCAAAGGATCCGCGCGTCCAGCGCATTGTTGCAAGCCGCGATGCCGCCGGCGGCAAGCGAGCCGTTGGCCGTCGCATGGCCGAGCAGGATCACGCGGCTCTCGTTTTCGAACTGGCCGCCCGAG